TAATGGAATTAGGGTCAAAAAAGAGCTAAATATNGGCTAACTTACCACTATACTTACCACTAAAAATAAAAATCCCATCTTTAACAGATAGGATTTAAAAATGTTAGTAGCCCGTAGGGGACTCGAACTCGATTTTATTCGTTATCTTCGACTTAACCATAAGTATCGAAGGGAATCTTTTAATTATTTCTTTAGTTATGTGTTAAAATGTATGTTTTTTGTACATTTGAAAGCAATAAAACTTACCACGATACTTACCACTACTAAAATTATGTTTTATTTAAAAGAGCCTAATTCCAAAAACAAAACCTTAATAATAGTACAATACTATGTAGCTAGAGATAAGGCTAAATTCAGAATTTCGACAAATATAAAAATAAATCCTGATAATTGGGATAAAAAAAATAGAATTCCAATAAGAAAGCGTGGAGGTCTTGGAATTGAATCCCAAAAGATAAGCGTTAAGCTAAATGAGTTTAACAAAAAAATAGAAGATTTACGCTATAAGTTTGGCAAAGATCTTACTATAGGAGATTTAAAACTAGCATTTAATAAATCAGAAGAATTTGTTTATGCCTTAGATTACTTTGAAGCCTTTTTAAATGAAAGAATTAAAGTTAGTGATGTTGCCTATAAGACTATTCAGAAATATAAAGTAGTATTGAACAAACTAGTTGTATTTCAAATACATAAGAAAAGACAATACAAGCTATCCGATTTACAAGAGCAATTTTTTATTGATCTTATAATATATCTAAGAGATAAGCACGATTTATATGATAACACTCTTAATAGATATATATCTGTAATTAAAACTTTCTTGCGTTGGTGTATAAAAAAAGGGTACTCCCCTCCTATGGACTTTGCAGAGGTAAGAATTAAGAAGCATGAAACCGATGATGTTGCTTTAACTAGAGAAGAGGTAGAACTAATTGCAAGTGCTGAATTGTCTGGAGCAAAAGATAGAGCTAGAGATTTGTTTTTAATTGGTGTTTATTCTGGTCAGCGTTGGAGTGATTACTCTGTATTTGATAAAGCAGATGTTAGAAACGGACTCTTATATAAAAGAGCTAAAAAAACCAGCTCTATATCTAAGATACCATTACACACCAAGCTAAAAGCTATCCTGGATAAATACGATTGGAACTTGCCTAAGATAAGCTCTCAAAAATTTAATGTACATATACAACAGATTTGCAAAGCCTTAGAGATTAATGATAAGATAAAATTTACTCATTCAAAAGGAAATCACAAAAAAGAGGAAATCAAAGAGAAGTGGGAAAAAATAGGNTCNCANACNGCTAGAAGAACTTACATAACTNTAGCTAGTGAGGGAAATGTGCCAGATCATTTTATAATGGAAATTACTGGAATAAAAGATAGCAACACTTTAAAAAAGTACAAGAAGGTAAACAACAAAGCAATAATAGAACATACTAAGAATTTGTTTTAGACTTTCTTATTCTTTGTATTCGTTTGGCTCTTTCCTTGACTTCTTCACTATGTTCTTTTATTTGGAACATTCTTATATACACTTTTTTAAAGTAAGAACTGTAATCATTGTATAATGTCAATTTTTCGTTATCTGTATAATTGTCATTATTTATTATAGTCTTAATAGCTTTAGTCTGCTTATCAAGTTCTTTCATTCGGCTTTGTTTTTAATTTTGGTTTTAATTTTGACTTTATCTTTTCTGTTTCAAAAGCTTGAGCCATAAACGTATTAATGTTTTCTAAGTCTTGCTCAATTCTTAATATTTTATCTAGTGCAACAAGAAAGCTATCATTATAATTTTTAGATAACTCATTTAATTTATCGTTTACTGTTTGCGAAGCCTGTACAGCATAGGATTCAACCTTACCCTCAAGACTTTCAAAATTATCAAACAGCTCTTTAAATTTAATTGTATTCATTTCTTTTCTTACAGAGTCATAGTAAACTCTATCCTCATCAAGTTTCTTTAATATTTGTTTAGCTGTTACGGTTAAGTCATCTTCTCTAATATCAGTTTTATCTCCTATTATCATTTTCCCAGCTCCAGTTCTTAACCAATCCATATTTAAATTTGGATAAGCTTGAGATATTTTTTTTACTGTTGATATTTGGGGAGATCTATTTAATGTGATTAATCTTTTAATATTACTACCATTATGCATTCCAAGTGATTTTGCAAATGAATTATGAGTCATATTGTAGTACTCTATTACTAAATTTAGTCTATTACCTATACTCATTTTTAATTGTTTTTTAATATGTATTTAATATATTAATTGCGTTTTACTTGTTTTATATTATAATTATAATTATATTTGGCTTATATATTACTTACTTAGCTATGACTGACAGAGTAAACAAGACAATTAAATTACGATTTTTAAACAAGTAAAACAAGCCAAATGAAACAAAACATTAAAGAATTATTTAACCAAATAGATAATAAGTTTGATTTTATAATTCTATTATCTAAGGAATTTAAAGTAAAACCTAATTCAATTAGAAATAATTGGTTTTCATCTTACTACAGCATACCAGAAAAACATGAGTCAAGAGTTGTTGAAATTCTACAACAAACTATTAGACAACAAAATTTAGTAGCAGTATGAGTTCAGAAAAGCAATATATCAGAAACATTGTAGAGGAAGTTTTGTTTTATAATAAACAACTCTCTGTTAATGAGTGTGCAAAGCTTCTAAACAAAGACAAGCGTACAATAATAAAAGCGATTGATAATAAGCAAATCAAAGCTACTAGAGTAGGAAAGTCTTACTCTATTCCACAATTACAATTTTTAGAATAATGCAAAAGTATATAGTAGAATATTGGTGGTATGACAGCAATGAAATGGCAGACTATGAGCATTTATCTGTAGTTGCTAAAAATAACAAACAAGCTATTGANAAAGCAAAATCATTAGCTAGTACAAGAAGAAGAGGAGCTAGAAGCTTTACAATAGTATAAATGGAATATCAAGAATACATAGAAAAAGGAGAAGTCTGCAATGATTGTGGATTACCAAAAGACACCAACAATAGTTGTTGGAGCTGTGAAATGTTTAAATAATAAAAATGTCAATAAAGAATAAAATATATACAAATAATCTAAAATTAATATTTGGAGATTTTATAAAAGAGTTACAAGCAATGCAAAAAGAATCTCTTAAAAATAAACCTATTAATAAATAAAATTATGATTAAAGAAATANTACAATCAGTTACAGATGANCCTATAGAGTTTATTAAAAACCTATCCTTTTTGATAGGACTTACTACTACATTTTATGTATTCATCTGGATATTNTACTAATATGATTAGAGAATATTATACAGAAGTAATGCTTTCTAGTACTAACTATACTAGAGCTGAAATTAACGAAATGGATTTNTCTGAAATACAGATGCATCTAGGATATGAATAACAATAAACAATAACAAATAAAAACTAAAACAATGGCAATTAAATTTAAAAAAGTAGAACAACAACAACAAACAACTAATAAGTATTTAGCACCAGCTGGAACACATATAGCTCGATGCTATAAAATGATTCATGTTGGAGAGAGAGATTACGAATATCAAGGAGAACCAAAAAAGAAAAACTCACTCTGGGTTTACTTTGAATTACCCAATGAATTAGCAGTATTTAATGATGAGAAAGGTGAAGAGCCTTATTCAGTAAACATAGAATACAATCATGTTCCTTATGAAACTGCTAAGATTATGAAGCATATAAACTCTTGGAGAGGTAAAGCTTTATCTCCACAGGAAATAGATGATTTTGATGTTTCTACTTTATTAGGACAACCATGTATGATTACAATCGTGCATAATACTTCAGCAGCTAATGGCAAGACTTATGCAAACATAGCTGGTATTTCTGGTTTACCTAAAGGTATTGAATGTCCAGCTCAAGTTAATCCTAGCTATACATTTGATTACAATGAGAATTTTGATTGGACTAAGATGGATAAAAACATTCCTCAATTCTTACAAGATATTATGAAACAGACACCTGAATGGAATGAGAAAATGAATGAGATACCTAAAAACCCAGAGCCAATAGAAACAGAAAGAACTGACTTACCATTTTAATAACTAAAATTTATAACGCTATGGAAATATCAACACAAAACAGAAACACATCTTACAAAAATATTATTAATAAGATTTCTGATAAAAGAAAACAAATTTTTGAGATTATACTAAAACATAATGGCATTACAGCACAGGAAATAAGCAGACTATATAAGTTACCTATAAATCAAATTACAGGTAGAATAACTGAGCTTAAAGATATGTGCTTTATAAAAGAATCAACTGTGCATCTTAATCATGAATCTGGTAACTATTGCACTAGTTATGTGGCTGTAAAAAAAATGGAAGAGTTTCTGCATTTAACTAACGTAAAATATTCTTCTTTAGTCAATATGAAAAAGTCTTTAGAGTTTGATTATCACTATGGACTTTCTGAA